ATCAATGTAGTTACAACCATTGAACACGCCTACCGCTGCACTGTGAGATGCGGGGTCAAACTGCAAGATGTAGCCATCTTTCAAGGTAACAAGGTCACCCTGATAAATAGCACCTGCTTGGTTATCTGCGATCTCGTAACCATATTGCTTCTGTGAGCCAGAAGCAGACAGGTTACCAAGAGGACGCAAACCAAATGCTTTGTCTACGTTTGCCATGATAAATGTCCTTTAACAAAGTAAAAAGTTAGTCGTTAGACCTGTTAGGTCCTCCGACACTTACTTTTGACTGCCTTTCAGGAGCATTGATCTTCATGGAACTATGCGAGTTAGTCTTCATGAGATCATTGTCAGCAGCCCTGATTTGATCATGGGTGCGAGATTGATAATATGCGCGGCGCTCTTCTGCGGTCTCCTCGGGGATACGAGCCAGAACAACGTCTCCTACTCCAATTACGCCAGCATGCTTGCCGTCCTCAACAGAACTGCCCTGAAACTCAGGGTATTCGTCGGCTCTCACAAGCTCATAGCCTTCACGCATTTTTGCAGTGACATTCATTCTGTCATCGGACCCTGCGGTTTCCCTTCTTATCCAACGGTGCTTATAGCCTGCTGGAGCTTCAGGAGCATCGAGCCGTGACGGTGGTGCCCATGGTTTGCGACGCGCAGTGGTTTCTCTGGTTTCAGAGTCACGCTTGCTGCGAGACAGCTTTGGAACTGATGGTTTGTCGCTCATGTTTTCACCTCTTCACATATTTCGCATATTCTTCAAGTGGCACCCCTAGTTTTTTCGCTATTGCAACCTCACTAGGTTTCAACTTGATCGTGCGGCGTGCTGAACTATTAACCCCAGATGACCGGGTAGCAGGAGCAACCGTCTGCACGGGTCGGGCGCTCCTGTTTGTTTGGGCAGGCTCCTCTTGTTGAGTCTGGAATGCCTGTGGAAAGAGGGAACTCATCCTCCTATCTATCTCATCATAGTATTCATCTGATGATGGGTCAAATCCTTCGTTTTTAACCAACTCCATGTGAATCCCTTGCACAGTGTTAGTCATTACGATGTTTTTACCAAACCAAGGATTACGTTCTGCCCAATCTTCTGCTTTCTCGTCTACCTGAGCAATAGGTTGAGATAGCTCTTCAGGCATACGCTGAGGCTCTTGAGCTGGCGCACTTCGTGCTTGTAGCTCTGCTTGTTCAACATTGTTCTTTTCCCAAAGGGCTTGGGTAAGTCTTTGTTGTGCCTCGGTTTCTGTCTCAAAATCGCCTTCTTCCTTAGCCTTCTTGATGACACTCTTTAGACTTAATATCTGCGTATCGATTCGACCCTTAGCTTCTCCCATACGCTGTGTATTGGTCTGAGCGTATTGTTTTTGAAGCTCCTCATTGGTCTGCTGGACGCTTTTAGCGTACTCAATTGCAGCCTCTTCACGGCGCTGATGCTCTCTAAGCCGAGCGGTGAGTTTGTCTATTCGCTTTTTAACTTTTTCCGAATAGTTGTCTAACTCATCACTGTCAGGAGCAGCCTGCTTCTCTTCCGGCTTCTCCTCTTCTTCAACTTCAGGCTTCTCTTCTTCAACGAGTTTGGCTTCCGTACCATCCTCGTTCATGTCGACTGTAGCCTCTTGTTCGTTTTCACCAATATCAAACTCAAGCTCGTCTTGCTTATTCTCTTGACCCATCCCGTTCTCCTTACATGTGCAGAATGTCTTCTGGGTCATTCACGATTCCCAGAATTTCATCATCGTTTAGAAGACGTATTTCCCCGCCATCTATCTGAATACGTGATCCCGCATATCTGCCGAAAATCACCCAATCGCCCTCCTTGCACCACGGGCCATGGGGGAACTTTGACTCATCAGCGTAGGCCAGATCGCCTGTTTTCAGGACATAGCCTACGTTTGTAGCCAATTCAGTTCGTTTTTTAGTTTCTTCAGCAAAAAGAATCCCGCCTTTTGTCGACTTGGCTCCTCTGTACGGCAGAATAGCCAGCCTCCATCCGGTAGGCTTGGGGATCATGTCGATAACACTAGCGGCCAACCTCTCTTCATCGACCTTACCGTCATCCGTGTAGGCTTGATCAAGACCAGACTTTTTCACAGTCTTTTCTTGCTGCCACCTTTCCTCTAGTGCTGTCAGCTTCTTCTCAGATTCCATATAGGCTCCTGTGTTGGGGTTAATCGTCGCTATACTTCTTCAGCTCTTCGCGGACAATACTGTCCACCAAACGAATACCTTCCAACCTGCCCATAAGGAAACGATACCGTTCCATATCGGTTACAGTTCCATTCAAGACAATCGCTTCTGTGTCCTTTTCTAGCTTTCTAATGTCTTTAAGAACGCGCTCGGCGAACTCTAGCATGGTCGTTTTTCCATGTGAGCAGACGGTTTAATGCCACCGTCTGGAAGGCCTTTAGTATATCTTTACGGGTTTGTTGCCGTCTTTTTTCTTAACAGTCATTATCGCGCCGCCTTTACTTTTCTTTACAGGCTTTTTGCGCGACTTACCCGCTTTACTCAGAGCTATTGCAACCGCTTGTTTTTGAGCCGCTTTTTTGCTCTTTGGTTTACTGGTGCCTATCTTACCCTTTTTTTCGTAAGTTTTAACCAGTTCACCTACATTTTTTCTGATTGTTTTACGGCTACTGCCTTTTTTTAACGGCATTTTATTATCCTTTCGGGGCGTAAATACGTTCTCGAGCCACTTGAGCGCGTTGATCCGCAATCTTTTCTTGCGACTCTATGCGATCTTGACTGGCCTCTGCATTCTGCTGAATACGCATCTGCTCGTTAGCAAGACTCTGCTGCTTAAGTTGTGCATCCATCTGGTCCTTAGCCGCACGCTGCTGGAGCTCCTGCTCCTTAAGCTGGACCACAGGATCAGGTGCCGCTTGGCCTTGACCAGAGAGCTCTGCCTGCATTTGCTTGGCTTCCATCATGTATTGAGAAACCTTAATCGCAACTAACGCTTCACGCTGCATGTCAGAAACCATGCGGTCTGGATCGTTACCGTACTCTTGGAACAGCTCCGCCTCAGCATCCTCTTCCGCCTTGATCTTAACGTGGTCCAGCACGTGCTTCTGTAGTTCTGAAGCAGCCAGAGGGTTGGCTTGTATCAAGGGGGACATTCCCATCATCAGATGAGACGCAATATGAGCATCGTGCTGCTGACCTGCGTAAACCTTAAGCTGCTTGCCATCCACGGCATCAATGTTCTCGCTGGCTGGGTCCTTAGGCATCTGATTGGTCTGGACCTTCAGGATACCGTCGATGTCCCGCACGTTCATCGCCTGATACACTCGATAGTACGCTTCGTACATGTTGTGCATCTGAGGCGCGCTCTGAGCCAACTGAAGCTGGGTCTGAGCTAGCGTAATGCGCTGGGCAGCAGAAAATATGTTTGGATCGGCCACAGGGAGGACCGAGACCATGTTGTCAAAGTCAGCCCTTTTAACGCTGCGACAAGCTCCCGGCACGTCATACGGGTACTCATCCGGCAGATATTCGCCGAATCCCTTGAACAACATCTCAAATTCTTGCGTCTGGGCGTAATACAGGCGCTTGTGTATGGCCGACATGACCATAGAACCACGTTCCAGCAGAGCGATTGTGGTGCCCACAGCGGCCTGTTGGTTGCCGTCCCCTACCTGCATGTCCGCAATGCTTGCAAGGCGCTTACCGGCGTCCACAGTGAACCCTAGAAGGGCAAATAGCGTCTGGCTTGGCTCTTTGTACGGGAGAGGGAGCAGTGAGCTGCTTAATTCAGCGCCACCGGCGTCAATATCTCGCCATTCGCCGGGCTGTATGGGCTCATCGTCGGCTGCAATACGCGCTCCCTTGGCTTTAAAGCCCGCAGGAAGGTTAGAAAGCGTGCCTGCGTCAATTAGTTGACGCAATGCAGCGGTTGCAGTCTTAGAAAGGCCTCCAATTAGGTGTACGAAGCCTAATCCGTAAGCTCCGGGCCCTTCTACGAGCACATAATGCACAAAACATTCCCGCCGACACTTATATTCGTCGTCTTCTTTCCAATTTCGACGTACTGAGACTATTTGTCCGGTACTTTCGTCCATGGTTACGACGTAAGGCAACTTAATTCCAGTCGCATTGCCCCTTTCATCAGCGTCTTCATAGCCGTCAATGTCTAAATCGACGTGAAATTCCAACAAAAAGAGCTCTTCCGGCTCTCCGGTTGCTTGAATTCCGGTAATTCTGTCAATTGTTGCGCTAATTTGATCGTTATTGCTGCCTGATTCGTCAGGTTCCAACTTAATATCAAGATACTCGCCCGCAATTACGCGCTTTTTGAACTCATTTGAGTCCATTGCAATGCGGTGAGTGATGCGACGGCACTCAGAAATGACGCTAGAACCGTTGTACGGGATGTAAAGATCGTCAGGAAGCACCACTCGGCTGACCATTCGGCCCAGAGGGTAGTCGTAATAGACCTTTTTGAAGGTCGAGCCACCGTATCCTGTGTAAAACAGCAGCTGATCGAACTCCGGCGTGTACTCTTTCATCACCGAAGTTATCTGGTAGTTCATAAAGTCTTGAACTCTAGTGGCCTGTTGGACCTTATCCAAGGTCTCTTTGCCTAGAGTCTGGGTCCTGACAGGGCCACCAGCGGGCATGAGCTCTTTAAACGCCTGTGCTTGGAACTGCACAATGGCTTCGGTCAGCATTGGGTGGACTGTGCCAGTTGCACCACGGAATGGCTTGGTGCGTTCGTCCATCTTCAGGCCAAGTAAATCAAGGCCTTTAGCGTAAGTGTCTTCCCAATCACTTCTTGAGGACTTATCCGCCTCAAAGAAAGTCATCAGGTTCAGGGAAATAAGGTCCAGCTCCTGCGGATCAATCTCATCAGCAAGATTGTCGTAAAAACCGTTTTCTCTCTCTTCCTCGATCTCAATCTCAATGGAGCCGTCATCCTCAAGCTCAATCTCGATTTCTGGACCTTCTATCTCAACCTCCACCATTTCACTGACAGGGGCTAGATTTACGACTTTATCTATAGGCATGGTGCTGTCCTACAAGTTTTGTGTCATTATACACACAACACGTGCTGTATTGCGCTCCTACTCCCATTTATCGTATAATCTAATAGTATAGGAAGAAAGGAGAAACACATGTCAAAAGTTACTGACTACTTTAGCTGGCAGGATGGTCCCGCTGTTGTAGCCGAAAATATTAATGACCCAAGTATATCCCGTGGTTACTACATTGCTTTCGACGGGAAAGAATGGTCTACCGCTAATGGCGCTCAGGTATTTGACTTTTTCAAAGACGGCGAGCCCATGAAAAAAGCCACGTTTGAAGAACGCTTCGGGTCTATCGGTCAAGATTTACCCTCTTTACCTGCTACATAGCCGCCCTTAGCAAACTTCTCTACAAGACTGTTCGTGATCTCAGGATCAATATTCTTGGCTGCTTCATTGTAAAGTCTTTCTTGCTCTGCCCGAACTTGCCGTAATTTCTCAAGTTCGCTGCTAGGCATATCCGTTTCAGACTTGTACTTCTCAAAGAAACTACGCTCTTGCTCATATAGCTTGTGGCCAAAGGTATCCTTAGCCTCCAGCATTTCTGGCGTAGTTAGCTGTATTTCGGCTGTTAACCTCTCGCCATCAGGTGAGGTGTACTGCACATTTAACTTACGGTCAAAATATCCGCTTCCCGGAACTCTTTGCCAGCCCCCGTCAATAGTAGGCATTTTATCTGTTATTAAACGAGCAATTTCATCCGACTGAGCTTTAGTGGTAACTACAATCGTAGATCGGATTGGATCAGGAATATCTACGGCTGTACCGCCCTTTCTTGATAGTTTGGCGTCTATGCTTTCAACCGTTTTAACTGGACCCGCAACATACCTGCCGCCCACCGCATCAGATATCTCCTTCATCTCTGTCTGGAAAGCAGGGTCTGCGCGTGTTGCCATTTCAAACAGTTTTTGTGAGCTAGTCGCATCCGACTGGTGAGATTGATTAAATTCAGCCTCAATTCGACGGATTTCTTCAACCGGAACGCCTTCCTCATATCGCATCGTGCCAATATTAAAAGCCTCTCCTGCTCTTGGCATCCTGCCTCTGGCCCCAGCCATTACAGCCTTCTTGCCCCCACGGGCAAACATTCCAAGCAAGGGAATCGCGCCCGCCATGGAAACAGCAGACAACTGGCGAAGCATCTTGGCAGACTCAGTGTCCCCCGCAGCTTCAGCCCTGTCTGCTTGTTCAGAAAGTTCGTTGGCGTCTTGGTAAGAGCTGTACTCACCGTATATCGGCATCATCTCAGCCGCAAAGCCCAGCGGGTCCTCTGACACAGACTCCTTAATCGCACCACCTATCTTGGATAAGTCGTCAAAAACCATGCTTGCAGATTCGCCTAAAGACCGTTCACCACCTGTAGGAGTGCGTGTCCTCCTGTACAGGTAGCCACCAATAGACGTTGGGATATCCCTCGCCCCTCTGGTGAGGTTCCTCAACAACCCTTCGCTTTCCTGTCTTTCTGGCTCTTGGGCCATGGACCCCGCGTCAAGTTGCTCGAGCATCATTCGTGACTCAGTGACCTCGCCTCCCTCTGCAAAGCTCGGAGG